TAGAACTATTAAAAGACCACATATAATATATTCAAATATATCACCAATTTTTATGCGGATATAGAGATATACTACCTACCATATATTTCTTTATATATGTCTTTATTATAGCCTTCCACCCTCACCTCTCCTCACATCACAAATTTTTCTCACAGGATATTTTCATTTCAGTGACTTTCCAGAACCTCACTCACCTCTTTTAGTGTTTTCTTATTACCTCACAAAAATCACTAAATACTCTTTCGGGCTTTTCTCACTTACAACACACCAACACCTTTTAATCACCTTCTGGCACACCCTCACTACACACTGGCACATAACCAAAAAAGAAGAGGAGCATATCTCAGCTCCTCTCCTATCATGTACAAACTCTTAATACTCTATGTGCCTTTCCTCACATTCATCACTTGCGTCCTGCAACTTCTCAATCACATCTGTGAACATTCCAATCGGGAAGTGGATTGACTTACCTTTTAAATATCCAGTGTAGGCTTCTGACTCTCTGTACATAGTCATAAAGCAACAAACAGGTGCTTCATCATCATCCCACCGTTTTACACTGACTTCAATGTAATCTTTCACAACCTTTGTTGGGTCTTTAAAAGAAGGATATTCACGCACCAGAAATCTCACTGGTGGAAACATAGGACTGTAACCGTCCGGTGGGAGTTTATTAGGTTTCTTCTCCCTCTTCTTAGGTTCTTCTGGTGTCTGCTGTACTTCTACAGACTTCTTTAGTTCCTTCCTCTTGATTGGTTTCAGTTTCATGCTAAAACACACTCCTTTCTTCACATTCACACTTATTGTTAGTTAGAGCTTAAACCACTCTATAGAACACTGGACACTTGTGGTGTCCAATGCTCAAACAATGGTTTAATGTTTAGATACCAAGTAAACTGTTCAAGGTGCTACTCACTATCATCTTTCTAGCGAGTTCTTTTGTTGTCATACCTGCCTTATGGGCTTCTTCGTCAACAGTCTTCTTGATACTGTCCTTTCCAGAATCATTGATATGTAACACAGTATTGACACTTCTAAAAGCGTCCTGCACTTCATCAGTCACATACAACCACTGAATCTGTGCATAAGGACTACTGTTAGCCAGTTTAAATGCAAAGGAATTAGCACTGCATTTGTCACAAAGTAAGTTCTTAGCTTCGATAATCAGCTTTCTGGCTTCAACCAGTTTCTTCAATGCTTCTGCCGGAATAACACTGTCTGGAATTTCCTCACAAGTCAGTGGAGGATTGTCATAATCGAACTTCTCCTCCTCACTGGTTAAATCAGTCGGGGAAATTCCTAACATTCTTTTCAGTTCCTCTGGCATTTCATCAAACATTCTTGACATAATAACACTCTCCTTTTCTTTTCACTCTTATGTGTGTTTAGTTACTGAGCCTGTAATGGACTCACTCTCACCGACAAGTATTTCTCTTGTCGGCAAGGTCAGCTCACTACCTAAGTGTGTTTTGGGAGTGTGTTATTTATTAGTAAGGAGTCTTATGTGTTGCCACACAAGTTCCTGTACTATCATAGACATTAGTGATAAGTTCATCACCTTCTCTGTAGCTTCTTATCTTAAAAGCTGTCTCAATCTCACCTGCATTTCTCTGAGTGATTTCAACAGTCATGCTACCATCACGTCTTGCAGGTCCACCTGCAAGTGGAGTTCTTCTCCCTTCAACATCAGCACTTAAATAAAATGGTCTTACTGCCATAGCTTTTGTCTCCTTTCACTAAACACTGCTCACATTCTGTGTGAAGAGTACCTTTAGTACTCATTACTGCACACCACTCTGTATAGTGATGTACAGTGTATCAATACTAAAGTATTGCCTGTAAGTATTGGTCATACAACTGAATACCAATCTCATTATGAATATCAAAGTCCTCACGCATGAGTCTTCTTATACACATTGATATTGTTTTCAGTTTAGTCCACTTCATGTCCTGTATCATTTCTAGTGTCTGAACATAGACCTCTGGTGACATTTCACATCTTCTACGTCTTGTGTCCTGCTCGTCTCTGTCAAGCTGACAGTATTCCTTCACTCTATAGTCAAGTCTGGCATTGAGATATGTCTCCTTGTCTACATAAGCTATAGCATACACACTAAATCCACAGGACTTATACTGTGCAAGCTCTAGGAGTCTGTAAGCCTTTCTTCTCAAAACTTCATCAGCGTCTTTCTCCGGCAGGTAGAATAATGTCTCTTCTCTGCCCTCGTCATTCACTAAACGATAAATCATGTAGTTTCCTCTCATAGTAACACTCTCCTTTACACTTTATTCACACACTTATTAGAGAACTTTTCAGCACTCATTCTTACACACCACCCCTTTCGGGGTGATATGCAAGGTCAGTGTTGAAACACTGAATGTTATTCCACAGCGTCAGTCAATCTGTACAGTTCAAATTCCATGTTGCTTGTGTAGCGGAATCCATCTTCTGTGATAGTCATATCCTTCGGCTGAATGATGTATGGCATATCAGTGTAGCTTGAGATTCCTACAGCGAGTTTGTCCTCGTCTGACAGGTAGATACAAGACACTAAATCCAAGTCATTCGGGAAGTTCTTAGGCTTTTTCACCGTCTCGATAGTTCCCACATAGTCGAACTGTCTCAGAAGTCTCTCAGTCCAGTAGATTGCGAAGTAAATTTCCTCTTCATTCTCTAATGCTTTTCTGAGGTCTGCAAAGGTCTTAATGTCCTGTGCTTTAGTGAGTGTACCAATCTCAGTAGTGATAGTTTCTTCAAACATACCTGCTAAATCGAAGTTAGTACCCTTCTGCTCTGACTTCTGCACCGCTGACTTCTTTTCGGACTTTTTGGCTACAGGCTTCTTAGCCGGAGCTTTTTTCTCTTCCTTCGGAGCTGTCTCTTCTGTCTTAGGCTCTTCCTTCTTAGAAGACTTTTTGAGGGTCTTTTTAGTAGAATTTGCCGGAGTAGGTTTGGACTCTTCCTCTGGTAACAGAGCTTCAACCTCTTTCACTAAAGGTCTGAGGTCTGACAGCTTTACACTGTCATGGTCTTTCTTCCAAGCGTTAGCAGTATAAGTGATTCTTTCCTGCAAGTTCTTGTCAGTCACCTCATTGAAATGCTCGTCTAAAAACTGTACCATCTGTTCCTTGTTCATTTTTGCTCTTGACATAATAACACTCTCCTTTTCTTATTTTAATGTAATGTGTTTTGGATAAGCCTATCCACTCACTACACTTTTCAGTGTAGAGAGCCATCTTAGTTGAGAATGAGGAAGTAATCTTCCACAGGGTACTCATGACACACATATTCTTTTTCCGGCTTTAAAAGCTCAAGTTCCTCGTCAGTGTAGTCTTTTATCACATAGAACTTATCACCTCTGTGGTTCTTGCATACTCTCATATCACCTTTGAATACGCTTTCCTGTGTCATGGTCTTCTTATTCATTACCACTACTGTCATTTCTCTCATGTTATGCTCCTCCTTAAAATATAGTGAGTGCATAGGCTTATGCAAGTGCCGGACACTAAATAAGCTGTCTGGCACTCACACCTACAATAAGAGTGTGAGTTTGTGTTTTCACTTTCTCTACCAGTATACTATTGACAACTTTTGAGGTCGCATAATGCGTAACTATCTCCGGCTGTCTCAAGTACTTAATAAAGCACTTATTCAATTATCAATGTGCAATGCTATGACTTTGCTCCGTTTCTGTCACTCGGCTGCTTGTCACGTTATCGGGTTACTGTCAAGGGCTTGTCTTGCTGTCTGTCGTTGCTGTCTTGCTCTTGACACTGACTATACTACACTATGCGAGAGTGTTTGTCAATACTTTTTATGACTTTTCATAAATTTCTTTTTGACGCTGTATTTTGCGTTTCTAGGGGCTTTTTTGTGTCTAGGGTACAAATTATCACATAAAGGCATAAAATCGCTCTGAGGGGCATTTAAAGCGTTTCTAGGGCTATTCTAGGGCTTGCGTTGTCTCTTGTCTGGGGTGTACAGGGCTTTTTGACGCTGTACAGGGCTTTTCTAGGTGTTTTCAGTGTATCATGCAATATTGCACAAAAGGCTTGATTTTAGGGGCTTTTTGGCGTGTTTTCGGACGTTCTGGAAGGTGCTTTTTGAGGGAATCAGAACAGCTCTGAAAAAAGATTATGCAAGTTGCACAAAGAATTTATGACTTTATGACTTTTGCACAATGAAACACTCTTTTTATTGTGCATAGTGCTATTTTATGATTTTATGACTATTTTCTAACACAAAACACTTGACAAGTGATTAAAAGTGTGGTATTTAAAAGGACTTTCCAGTGTTATATACACTTCCTTTATAGACAATAAAAAGAACACTCCCACATTACTAAGAGTGTTCTTTATCACGTTCATTGGCTTATCCTTACACATTACATGAGTGTTATTTCTTTCCGAGTTTCTTAATCTTCTTGAGCTTCACACCACTACTCACTGGCTTCTGTGCTTGTGGTGTTTCCACTACTTCTTCCTCTTCCTGCACACTTACTGGTTTTGGGAGTTTCTTGTGTCTCTTCATTCCTTTGTTAAAAGGCTTATCTTCTTTAATTGCCCGGTATGCAGAATCTTCTGCTTCTTCAATCAAAGCACTAAAGTAATCACCATACTCATTAAACACTTCATCCTCAAGTGCTTTCTGTATAGGTGACACTCTAGGACACCTTCCCTCTGCTTTCTTACTTCTCTGTTCTGGTGTGAGTGGTGTTCTTCCTAAGTAGTGTGTTTCATAGTAGTCCTCACTTGTCACTCTACACACATAATGGAAATAGTGTTTCCGTGTCTTGTGGTGTTTAATCATTTTCTCCACACACTCAACTGCACTGTCTAAATCACTACCACAATAAACACAGTGGTGTGTAATGTTGTCCATGACTCTGTACCACTCTACTGTCTCTTCGTCATCTGGGTCATAACCTCCAATGTAACTCACATCACCAGTGACTTTATTTACAAAGGTTGGTGCTTTCTTTCTGTACTGTCCTTTCACTATATAGAAAAGACCTCTTAAACTTTCTTCGGGTGTTATATGTGCCATACTATGTTCTCCTCTCTGTTTCATGTGTTTTCTATGTCATTCACTAAACACAGTATAGCACACTATCACTCTCACCACAATCACTGTCACACTCATTTGGATTTCCGGGTGTTTGGTGTTTGTGGTTTAAAAGGTGTGCCACACTTAGGACACTCAGTAACACCTTTCATAGTGATTTTAGTTACCTTACCACACTTACTGCAAGTTCTTGTTTTATTCATGTTTGTCTCTCCTTCTCTCTATATAGAGTAATAGTAATAGAATAATCCTTCCCTCCCTCTCTATATAGAGAAGGGAGTAATACTTCCTCTTCATCTATATAGGGGAAATTGGTATCAACCACCTGTCCAATCGCATACTCTAAATCACCTGTAACACTTGATTTTTCAAGTGTTTGAGTGTTCTTAGGTAGTCCTCAAACCTAAGTGTTGTTACCATTCCCTCTATATAGATGAAGAGGAAAGCCGGAAGTGATTTTCTATAAGAATATTGTAACATATAACACTAAAGACAACAACTATAACACCTTTAAATCATTACCTCTTACCAGTCATCACATCACCTTCGACCACACCTAAACACTGATTTTACCGCCTTTGCGGAGGAAACCTGCCGAGGTGCAGGGTGTTTAGGGTGTTTAGGGTGTTTTGGAACACTGTTCCACTATGTTGTGATTTTAAAGGCAGTCTCTTACTACTATTACTATATCTATATGGTCTATATAGTCTCTTTACTGTTTCACTTTAGCGTCCGGCTTTTTCTCTATAGTTATTTCTTACACGGATTATTTGGTAAAGGTTTCCTTTACTGCGGAATTTCTTTTACATGAGTAACATCATTCCTACTCTCATTAAAACACTTACTACTATTACTCCTATAGTTACTCCTATTACTATCTTTATTACTTTCCGCAACTTTCTTTGCTTACTTTTCATTTCCGCACGTCTCTCACTATACTTGCGTATAAATTCCATCTGTTCTTCATCATCACTTCTATAACGCATATTATGGTCTCCTTGTCAATGTTGCTTTTCTTACTTTAAGTCCTAAAAGAAAATTAAGTACATCTTCTAATTCATCTACATACACTTTTCTCCAAAATCAAGACCCACAGCTTTCTTATCCGTAACTTCATTCACAGTATAAACACGAATGTCTTCACCCATACCCATATTGTGTGCTTGAGCAAGAACACTATTTCTCCGACTAACTGTTGTGGTAATGATAGGTGTTCCTGTGAAATAAGCGTCCATAATTAAAGAAGTTGTCTTACCTTTACCTCTGTTATCTACATCAATCTGCATTTCTCTACCTCCGATTTTTAGAGTCCTGTCTGTACTGAAAAGAATGTTAAACTTCTGTTAGTTTTCATGTTCTTGCCTGTTCCTATCACTCTTACGTCACTATCAAACGTAGATTTACCTCCGACATTAGAAATAACTACTTCTCCTTCAAAGTCTTTAATGACTGTATAACAATGTTCACTATATCCTCCATCTTCTTTTGAATTAAAGAAAGTAGGGTTAAATTTCTTTGCGTCCTCTACTGTCATAACACAAACAAGTCCTGCGTCAGCACAAAACTTTCCAAGTTTCTTACCTTTAGACTTTACACCTGCATAAACAGTACAAGACCAATCACCATAGATAGTATCTGAAACAATAGCATTAACTCCAAACACTTCTGGGAATACTGATTCATTTCCTAAAGTCTCATTTCTGTTTAAGCTAAACCATTTGTTAATAAATTTCTTGTCATAATCATCACCCTCAAGAATATAACAAGGGTCTGTGATTACAATATCTCCTTTAAACTTCATTTTCTTACCTCCGATTTGAGTATAAATTGTAAATATTTATGTGTTTGACATGACCTCGGATAAAAGGATTGTCCGTCATGTCACTTATAAACCGAGTGTATGTTTCATTACTAACATGAGTATAATATATCTCACCCTTTACCAATGCTTCTGTCAACTGTCTCTTAGTGGTTATTCTGTTAAATACTTCTCTGTCACCACCTTTTAGAGCGTCTCTTTTCAGTATAATAAACCCATCATTTGTATCTCTGTACATACTTAACCTACTTCCTCACATTCAGACGCTTTTACATACTGGAACTCTTTCTTGCCGGATTTAAACACACTCTGCTTCTCCGCATAAATCAAGAACTGTAATATTGGTCTTGGCTCTACATGGTACACAGTGTATATCTTACCTTTGTATCTCACTTTGAACATTGTCTTCACCTTCTTTCTTCATAATATGTTCAGTTAAAACTCTTATCTCACACCGTAATCTTTTATTTTCGGCTGTGAGTTTAACAACACCATTGATAAGTCTGTCATCAACCTCTTTCATTTTGTGATACTCTTTGTCTTTCATGCAACAAGTAATTTCACGAAATTTATCAATGTCCTTTTCATCTTTAATGAATCCACTAGATACTATCTTGTCAGCAAATTCTTCAATGAGAGTCATTTATTACACCCCTTTCATGTATTTATTACTCTTACATTATAATAGGACGTTCAACTTTCGTCAAACGTCCTTTCTTCTCAAACCTTGCTGTCAGCAGGTTTATCTACTTTTCATTCCTTACTTCTTTCAGAACTTTTGCTCTCAGTACATCACACATTGGTTCACCACTTTCAGCACACTTGATAAGGTCATCTGTAATTCCATACATACATTCATTAGTAAAACCAGTATTATTGTCACAGCTAACAATATTACACTTAATATTACTCACAATGAAGCACCACCTTTCCTTCTTTTAAAGACTTCTGTACATCAATCACTCTCTGGTTACTACTTCCTCTCCACTTGAGATTAACGTCTCTGAGGTCTTTCTTATATTCACCGTCTACAAGTACATCAATCAAAGGGAGAATCTTTGCAACCCCTTCATCATAAGTACTATATCTTCCAATTCCTGCATGTGTCCAAGATACACACTCTTCTAACTCTTCAAAAGTGTAACCTGTGTATACCCAAATTGTTTTGTCGGGAAAGTGTTTTTTAATCTGTTCCATGAGGTCAAAAACAAAATGAACATTAAATATAGCAAGTGGGTCTCCACCACTAAAGGTTATTCCAGAAACATAGTCTTTAGACAGCTCATTAAAAATCTCCCTCTTTGCTTCTTCATCAAACTCAATCCCACTGTTAGGAGACCAAGTTTCGGGATTCTGACACTCTTCACAATGATGTGGACACCCAGACACCCAAAGTACTACTCTGATTCCATCACCATTTAACATATCTTCATGGGTAATGTTGTGATAATTCATACTTATTCCTCCTCTAACAAATCAGCTAACTTGACTTCCCGGAAGTAGTTGATAAAAGCAAATGTAAACTGGTCTCTTGCTGTAGCAAACAGCCCTTTATAAAGACCTTCTTTTAATTCATCTAAATAATATTCAGATACTATCTTATCATGACAAAACCTCAAGGACTGCAACTTTCTAATATCAATCCTCTGAGTGTGGTACTTAACAGGTTGAAGCTCTTCACCTTCATTAAAAGGTTTCAGTGGTTCATCATTCACACAAACTTTAAATACTGGAAGTCCTTCACTCACATACTGAAACTTTCCATCTGGCATTTTAATACCAATGTTAGTCATGTGTGCAGTGATATGTAACTCATGCA